GTATATAGTACGGAATATAAAAAGGGGGATGAGTTCTATAGGAACATAGTGAGGGATATTCAAGTGGAAGAGGATGGAAGAATATCAGTAAGTGTTATTCATCCTGATTCAGATGCACCATTTGATAGTGGTTCTTATATAGATGATTTTATAGAGGAATATAAATGGTAAATAAAATATGGAGGGAGCAATCCCTCCTTTTTAAAAAAGATATTATGAAAAAAGAATTAATAGAAGGAATATTGTTTATGATACTATGGACAGTATTCACTTGGTTAAGTTTAACTATAAGCTCGTTGTTATGATTAAGGCAACTTTAAAATTCAGAGACAAACTAGCTAGAGATAAATACTTTAATAGAGAGTTTAACAATAAAAGGCATATAGATAATTTTATTAGATATGCTGAAAGAGAATGGGATTATTTATTAGATGAAATTTGGTATGAGTAGATTTTATACAGTAGAATATTGGTTTCACGATTATCCTAGCGAATTGTATGATTATGATAGAATTGCAGTTGAAGCAAGTAGCGAAGAAGAAGCCATAAAAAAAGCTAAAGAATCTCATAATGTTCCTTTAGATGCTAAGGCTTTTAGAATAATTTATTAACTTAGTGTATGGACAAAATAGAGAACTTACACGATCTGGAATATTTAGGCAATATCCAGTTGTGTTTGGAATTGTCTCTTAAATGGAGCAAATTAAGACCTGACAATAAAGAGATACAAGCATTGAGTAAGGCAGTTATGGGTATATCTTTTTATGTGCTTAGAACTACTAAAGATTTGCAAAAATATAAAGAAGCAATTTCTCAATATAAATACGACAAAAATAAAGCACTATTAGAGCTGAAGGACTTAAAAAAAAAGTATGATAATTTACGAAAAACTGAGCTAAACATTGAATAGAGTATAGTATGTTATTTTTCATAGATTGTTAAGTTAGTTAATTTAGTAGTTTGGTTTGGATAAGGTGGACAGACAGGCGATTTCCTAAGTGGTTTAACGCTTGTTTGGTCTGCCTTTTTTTATGTTTAAAAATGTTTAATTAAATACGTTATAATATTATGAAAGCTAAAGTGAATGTTCCTAGCGATTTAAGTGAGATAACCTTAAATCAATATCAGGAATTTTTAAAAGCAAAAGAGGAGATAAAAGATGCTTATAAAATTCAATGTAAAATTATAGAAATATTCTGTAATGTAAACGAACAAATAGTTAGAAATATGAAACTTTCTGACGTTGAAAAAATAAGTGTTATTCTCAATGAGATGTTTGAGCAAAAAACTCCATTGATAAAAAGTTTTACTCTAGATGGAGTTGAATATGGTTTTATATCTGATTTGCATAGTATATCATTTGGCGAATATATTGATTTAGATACAAATATCGCTGACTGGCAAAATATGCACCTCGCTATGAACGTACTCTTTAGACCGATAAAACAAAGGTTAGGACATAAATATATAATTGAAGAATATAATATAGATAATAATACTGTTATAAAGAATATGCCTTTATCAGCAGTTATGGGTTCAATTTTTTTTTTGTTTCGTTTAGGGATGGACTTGTCAAAAGCTATGACGAAATCTTTAACAAAAGAGGAGAAAAAAGCCTTGACGCAATATCTAATTTCGGAAGGAAATGGGGATGGTATCAATCAATTTATGCACTCGCTGGAGGAGATGTTACAAGATTTGAAGATATCACAGAATTAGGACTTCACAAATGTTTAACGATGCTAACTTTTATGAAAGAGAAACAAGAGCTTGAAAGCAAACAAATAAAAAACAAATTAAATAAATGAGTAATCAAGGAATAAGAGGTTTTTATCAGGTAACAGAAACTATTAAAGACCAGTTACTAAGCGACAGAAATATTAGTACAGTAACGACAGGAGATATATCAGACATAAACCTAAGAAAACAAGACATATTTCCTTTAGCTCATATTCTTATAAATAACGTAACAATACAAGAACAAGTATTAAGATTTAATATAACGGTCTTAACTATGGATATTGTAAACAGGTCTAAGGCTCAAGTAACGGATTTATTTACTGGAGACAATAACGATCAAGATATTTTAAACACTCAGTTAGCTGTAATTAATAAATTAATTCAAGTATTAAAAAGAGGAGGTTTATATGATGGTAGTTCTGGCGTTGCACAAAACAACGCTTATCAATTAGATGGCGATCCTAGTTGCGAACCTTTCTATGACAGGTTTGATAATGAATTAGCTGGATGGTCTTGTAATATGGATATTTTAATATATAACGATATAACTATTTGCTAATGGATTTTAAAGAAACAGAAAAAGAATTAGGAAAGTTTGCTAAATATGTTATTCAACAAGCAAGAAGAAATCTAACTAGAGAAGGAAAAAAAACAACAAGCTCTTTATATGATTCTTTAAATTATGAAATTGAATTAGAAAAAGGTGCTTTGCTTGTAAACTTTATTATGGAAGATTATGGAGAGTTTGTAGATCAGGGTGTTAAAGGTAAAAGTCCTTATAGTTTACCTAAAGGTGCAAAATGGCACGGTATTCAAAAAGCTCCTACAAGTCCGTTTAGATTTGGTAGAAATAAAAGCAAAGGATTAAGAGCTGCCATAAACAGATGGACAATTAAAAAAGGTATTCAAGGAATAAGAGATTCTAAAGGCAGGTTTATAGGCAGAAAAAGTTTACAATTTTTAATTACTAGAAGTATATATTTATCAGGTCTTAGAGCTACCTTATTTTTTACAAAACCTTTCAATAGAGGATTAGAAAGATTTACAGATAAATTTTTAAACGCTTTTGCGTTAGATGTAGAAAACGGAATAATACTAGGAACAAAAAAATAAGAAAATGGCAGTAATACCTTTAAGAAGTCCAAGATACGAAACTTTAACAACTCCAAGTGGAGCAGTAAGTGCTAAACTAGAATTAAGTATAGACAGCACGTTAAGATATACAATTATAAAATCTTGTACTGCTGGAAGTCCAGTATTATTTGAGATTGCAGAATTATGTAGAGATTATTTAACTCCAACCGTAACTTTAACTCCTCCTGATTATCCAGAAAATGAAATAGCAATATCTAGAGTAATAACTTTCTATGATGCTGCTAATGCAACAGGTAGTGTTGTAAGTGGTGGTAATACTGTAACACATAAAGGCGTTGATGGATATGGTACATATATGGAAGGTGCTAATTCAACTATTGCAGTAAGTCAATTTGGATTTTCAAAAGATTATGTAAACAATGCTTATAACATTTATGTTCCAACAGGAGAAGCTGGTGCATATCAATTTTTTGATGGAAGTGGAGAGATAGCAACTCAGGATTTTGAATCTACTGATACTTCAGATACACAGGCTTTTGGAACTGTAACTATTAATAGAATAGATTGTAGTAAATATGGAGCTGGAAGAAAAATAGTATTTTTAAATAAATATGGAGCTTTACAGGAATTATGGTTTTCTTTAAAAAATGTAGAAAGCGTAAGTGTACAATCAGAAAAATATCAAAGAAATATTATAAGCACTTCAGGTACGTATGATTCAAAAAACCATCCAATAAGAACATTTGACAAACAAGGCAAACAAACTCACAGTTTATCGTCTGGCTATTATCCAGAATTTACTAATACTTGGTTTGAACAATTATTATTAAGCGAATATTGCTGGATGGTTAGACCGACTTATAC